GAGACTTGCAACTACAAGTTGCCTAAGAAACTGAGAGAGGAACTGGAAGAAGCAGTACTGACACAGAAAGTCATGCCTTCTATGCGTTGTCTAATGACTGCGGGTGAAGCACTCAAGCGCGAGAACATTGCTGGTTATAACTGTTCATACATTGCCGTAGACAAGCCTTCGTCGTTTGATGAGATCCTCTATGTACTGATGAATGGTACTGGTGTTGGGTTCTCGGTAGAACGACAACACATCTCACAGATGCCACGTGTAGCAGATGAGTTTCACGATACCGATACCACTATCGTTGTGGGCGACAGCAAACTCGGTTGGGCAAAGGCAATGAAAGAACTCGTCGGCCTGTTGTATGCAGGACAGGTCCCAAAATGGGACATGAGCAAAGTACGTGCCGCAGGTATGCCGTTGAAGACCTTTGGTGGTCGTGCGTCTGGACCACAACCATTGATTGATCTCTTTCAATTCTCTGTTGATACTTTCAAGTCTGCTGCTGGGCGCAGGTTAACCTCAGTAGAATGTCACGATATTGTATGTAAGATTGCAGAGGTTGTAGTGGTTGGTGGTGTCCGAAGAAGCGCCCTGATCAGTCTGAGTAATCTCTCAGACGACCGTATGAGACATGCTAAAGCAGGGCAGTGGTGGAACGACTACGGGCACAGAGCACTCGCAAATAACTCTGCTGCATACACTGAGAAACCTGATATCGGTATTTTTATGGACGAGTGGAAAGCACTCTACGATTCCAAGTCGGGGGAACGTGGTATTTTCAATCGTGAGTCTGCTAACAATGCAGCAATCAAGTCTGGTCGAAGGGAGGTGGGTGACCACGAGTTTGGCACCAACCCTTGTTCTGAGATCATTCTTCGCTCTCGTGAATTCTGCAATCTCTCTGAGGTTGTGGTTCGTGCGGGTGATAACCGCGAGTCGCTACTTGAGAAAGTCCGACTCGCAACTATTCTAGGAACGTTTCAATCCTCACTAGTAAACTTCAAGTATATCTCAAAGACTTGGAGCAAGAACTGTGAAGAGGAACGTTTGCTTGGTGTGTCTATGACTGGTATCATGGACAACAAGTACACCAATGGTAAGTTAGGTGATCTATCATCACTGTTAGAAGAACTCAAAGCAGAAGCAGTCAAGGTGAATGCTGAGTTGTCTAAGAAACTTGGAATCAACCAGTCAGTTGCCATCACATGTGTGAAACCCTCTGGTACGGTCTCACAGCTCGTTGACGCGGCATCTGGGATACACGCACGACATAACCCTTACTACATTCGTACTGTACGTGGAGACAAGAAAGACCCTCTAACCAATTTCATGATTGACAAAGGGTTCCCTGTTGAAGACGATCAAATGAATCCATCACAGACTGTTGTGTTCTCGTTTCCCGTGAAGGTAGACAAGGGTGCAGTATTCCGCACTGATATGACGGCGATTGAACAGTTAGAGATGTGGTTGTTATATCAGAAGCATTGGTGTGAACATAAACCTTCTGTCACCATCTCTGTTAAAGAACACGAGTGGATGGAAGTGGGTGCGTGGACATACAAGAACTTTGACTACATGAGCGGTGTATCGTTTTTGCCTTTCAGCGATCATACATACAAGCAAGCACCCTATCAAGACACTGATGAAGCAGGATACAAAGAGTTGTTGAAGATTATGCCAAAGGATATCAACTGGGCAGATCTGAGCGAATACGAACTAAGCGATACCACGGTGGGTAGTCAAGAACTAGCATGTGCTGCTGGCAATTGTGAGATCGTATAATGGATGAGTTCAATCATTCTTTGAATTGTCCTTCGTGTGATGCAGCAGTTGACATTAGAGTTCGTCACGAAGACGAACTTCCGGTGTTTTGTCCTATGTGCGGAGAAGACGTTAATGAAAGCTGGAAAGTGACTGATTAACGCATGTCGTGTAAATTCTTTACTTATAAAGGTCATGACAGTTCTATAACTGAATATGTACCAAATGAGAACTTTATTATACATGAGTTGTCAAAGATCTCCGGTATAAAACATTTTTTTTACCGCCAAAGAAAAGATCATTACGAAGAACTTAAAACCAAGATTACTTCGGGTCAACTTTGTATGACCAAATGGGGTACCAAAGTATTGGGTCCTAATCATAGTGATGTTGGGGGTGAACAAAATTGGTCTCGGGACCCCAAAGACCGATCTTTTTTAGATCATCACGAATGTCATGCTTGGGGGGCATTTGCTCAATCACCCTTCAAACATGATCGGGCATTCATTCTAGCATACGATGGTGGTGGTGATTCCAACTGTACTTTATCCTGTGGCATCGATGCAAAGAAAGGATTGACCACTATTGATCGTCCAACTGCTAGTGAAAATATTATAAACCATTCACCCGATTGCATTACTCGAATATGGTCAGAGTTTGGATTGCAAGGCAGTTTCAAAAAATCCATAGGTGTACCCCAAGGCAGTATCGCCAATTATTGCCTAGACATTTCTGGTAAGATTATGGGGTTAAGTGCTTACGGTAAGGAACATCATCAGGTAGAATCCTATATTAACAACCTGATGATGTATGGGGCATTCGGGAACAATGCTTTTGTAAGTTCTAGGCATGTTGGGTCATTGCTAGATTTGTTTGAACCAGACGAAGAAGACCTTGCGTATGCTTTACAAAAAAACCTAGAAAATGTTGTGCTTTCATATTTGAAACAATTCGATTTCAATGAATGGAATAATAATCTAATCCTTACGGGTGGTTGTGCATTAAATGTTTTAGTGAATGAGTTGATACGAGAAAACTTTCCCAACGTTGACGTTTGGGTACCTCCCAATCCAGATGATAGCGGAATTTCTCACGGTGTTGCCGTATATGATCTATGGTCTAAGGGTAACCCCGATTGGAGTCTACCAGTTATTGGCGCACCTCTTAATGACATTCCTCTCTTAGAAACTCACATCCGTACCAAAGAGTGCATTCAAATATCAGAGATCTCGGATTTAATCGATTCAGGAAAGATATTGGGCATTATTGAAGGCGAGTATGAAATAGGCCCTCGTGCATTGGGGCGGAGGTCTATCATATGTGATCCTTCTAGGGTTAACATGAAAGATGTTCTCAACTCAAAGGTCAAGTTCCGTGAATGGTATCGCCCGTTTGCTCCTTTTGTAAGAAAAGAAAATGTTGAAAAATATTTTGAAACTTTAGACTATCGATGGCACGACTTCATGAGTTTTGCGGTTAAGGTGCGAGGAGATACTGACAGGTTTCCGGCAATAACTCATGTAGACAATACAGCACGAATTCAGACTGTAAGCGAAGGTTCTGGTTTTTTCTATGATATTTTGGGACACACTCAAAGCGAAGTGTTGTTGAATACATCCTTTAACATTCAAGGCAAACCTACCTTAAACAGTATCGAAGATGCTCTTTGGATACTGGACAACACCGAACTTGATCATGTTCTTGTGGTGCATGAAGGCAATTACTACCTTTTCTAAATCATATAAGTAATGTCATGAGTTGGCAATACAATAGCGTTTTATACGAACCTACAGAAGAAGAACTCTCTTCTTTGATAGGGTTTGTCTATTGTATTGAAGAAAAAACTACCGGAAAAAAGTATATTGGCAAGAAAGGATTCTGGCGCAATAAGATCCTACCTGTCACCAAATCTCGCAAGAGACGCAAGCACACGCTCGTAGAGAGCGATTGGAGGACTTACCATGGTTCTAGTGCCCTATTAAAAGAAAACGTATTACTTAACGGAGAAGATATATATAATAGGGTAATATTGAGATTATGTAAGACTAAAGGTGAAATGTCGTACTTCGAAGCGAAAGAACAGTTTGATCGAGATGTGCTTTTAAAGGATGATTATTACAATGAGTTCATCGGTTGTCGTATTCATTCTAAACATTTAAAATTATAAATATTAACTGATTCAATAAGATTAATTAACCATGTTAAGATTTTCACAACACATTCTCTCCGAAGGTGTCAACGACCCCGCAATCTTCAAAGCAATCTTTCT